AGACAAGTCAATGCCATTGGTTATGGTCTGTGATGCACCCGTACCTGTGTAAAGGTATGTGCTGAAAACATCCTCAATATAGTTAGGCACAACAGGAACACCACCACCAAAGGCATCATAAGAAGCCGCACCACTTGTTGCTTGTAATGGCATAGTGTTAAGCCTTAAATTGTGTGTTGCTTGCCAAGACTGTGAAAGTCGCACTACCTGTCTTGATAATCAAATAACGATAGCTATCAATGCCACTCGCATTTCCCGCAGTAGGCGCACCACCTAGCCACCTAGTAGTCACTCCAGAAGTCGTGCCATCCACTTGAACAGCAGAGTTGTAGTAAGCAGTAGAGCCTTGAGTGACTAAGAAAGCCACAGTCATTGATTGACCTGTACTCATCAAAGTATTCAAAGAAGTACCGCTAGAGGCTCTGAAGTTAACTGTCCAGTTAGCACTTGCATTACTTGTGTAGTACAAGACTGACTGAGTGGTAATGTCGTAGTTAATCGTTCCAGTAGCCGCAGTAGCTGATACTGTTGCTACCTCTGCTGCATCGTTTAGAACAATGGCAGTAGCTGATGATGTACCGCTAAATGTCTGAGTCGCTGTAAATGTCTGAGCTGAATTGGTTACTGCTGTGTTGGCGTTGTAGGCTTGGACGTTTGTGCCAATTGCCAAACCCAAGTTTGTGCGTGCTGTTGCTGCGTTGGCCAGGTCAGACAAGTTGTTTGCTGAAGCCAGGTAGCCAGATCCAGACACATAAGCAGCAACCCATGCGCTGCCTGTGTACAACTTCATTGCGCCATCAACGCTGTTGAAATACAAAGCCCCAGCAACCAATGCGTTGCCGTCATTGTCAACACTTGGGTCGCTTGTTTTTGCGCCAAGGTATCTGTCATCAAAGCTGTCGTATGCTGCCAGAGTTGCATCGCGTGCAGCTTCAGCGGCCGTCTGTGCTGATGCTGCGCTTGTTGCACTACCGGCTGCAGAAGTTGCTGAGTTTGCTGCGTTTGTTGCTTGCGTGCTAGCTGTTGACGCACTGCCTGATGCCGCTGTCGCAGAGTTGGCCGCGTTGGTCGCAGATGTGCTTGCATTGGATGCCGACGTGCTGGCCGCCGATGCTGAGCTGCTTGCGTTGCTGGCCGATGTGCTGGCAGCGCTGGCGCTGTTGCTTGCATTTGTTGCACTTGTTGCAGCAGCTGTCGCACTGTTGCCTGCGTTGGTGGCTGCAGTGCTGGCCGTGCTGGCTGAGCTCGATGCAGCGCTGGCAGAACTTGAGGCATTGCTGGCAGAGGTCGAAGCGTTGCTTGCCTGGGTGCTTGCTGTACTGGCTGAACCAGACGCGGCGGTTGCAGACGTAGAAGCATTTGATGCACTGGTGGAAGCAGCTGAGGCAGATGCGGCTGCGTTTGTTGCGCTTGTCCCGGCAGCAGCTGCGTCAACCAGCAAAGACCACTTGGCAACGTCAGCGTTGGTGCTGATTGGCTGCGCGCCAGTTGATGTGTGCAAGGTCAGGCATTGCCAGATGTTGCTGGTACTGGTGTCCTTGACAATGTCCCGGACGTAGTACAGCGTGCTTGCAGCCCAGTTGCCACGGTTAGTGCCCAGGGTGTCAGCAATTGCCGGGTTGCCGTTGGCATCAAAGCCCAGCGCTTTGTTGGCACGCAAGCTGGCCCGTGGCAACGTCATGTTGATTGAGGTTGGATCAGTCTGCGGGGCGCTCAATGCACGCTGCAACCCTTCAGCATTCTGCTGTGCAAAGATGGTCTGCTGATCCATCTCATCATTGACGGTGTTGGCAAAGAAGTCGCCACCAGTCACGAAGTCTGTGGTGCGCTGGATCGTGCGGTTGCCGACAATGGCAATCTGTGTGGCGCCAGTAGGCGCAGCCACCAGGGTGATTGAGCCAGTGCCGTTGGCTGCAATGGTCACCGTGTAGTCGGTGGTCAGCGTGAGGAGCGTGTCATCCCGAAAAACAGCAATATCGGTGTTCGCCAGAATCTCAAAGGTGAACGCATACGGGCCAGTGCCGCTGGCTGCGTATACAACTCGACGGGTTACATTTGAAATTGGAATCGGCATAACTCAATCCTTCCTAATGGAAATTGTACGGTTTTTCTAAGGTTTGTAGTAGAGGCCATTGGCCTTGCGCAACTCTTGCAGCTCAGCGATTCGCGCCTGCAATGCAGGGTCTTCTTGCTTAAGTTGGCTTTGAGCTGCTTGCATGTATTTGCTATGAACAGACTGCACGGTCTTTTGCTGGTCATCCAATGACAGCAGGGTAAACCCTGGGGACATCATGACATCCATGATGCCTTGCTTGGATGGCAGCTCTTTGCCGTAGATTGTCAGCAGCCGGTTGTACTGCTCAGCCGTCATCTCGACACCGTCAACCTTCTTGTCTGGCATTCCGACAGGTGAGCCAATGCGCACCAGGGCGTCGTCAACCAGGCTGAACTGGGCAGGGCTTACACGGGTCGGCAGCACCAGCTCCATGGGGTTGCCACGCGATGTCAGCACTGGGTCACCCCACAGGTTTAATGCCTCGGGCAGATCGGAGTTGAAGTAGGGCAGGCGTGACTTGTACTTGTTGAACGCCTCGACAAACCCGCGCACACCCATGGGTAGCTCGGGGTCGGCGCGTGTGTCTTTCCTGGTTGGGTCGGACAGACGTGAGATACCAGCGACCAGGGAGCTGTAAACGCCAGCTGGTGAGCCGCCAATGACAAAGCCGCCAAACTGTTTGACCAGGCCATCGACAATCTTCTTGCCGTCAACAGCGCCTTGCTGGTTGGTGCCAATCAGCTTGGCAACGTCAGCAATGCCCTGCAGATAGGGCTGCTCTTTGAGGTATTCGTACAGGCCGTATGTTGCGCCCAGGAAAACCTCTTCCACTTTGCTGGCGTCTGGTTCGTGCTTGGCATAGTCGGCATAGTCGGCAGCGATGGCCATCAGCGCGGAGACTGGTTCCATGCCCTGGTAGCTGTAGTAAGTGTCGCCAACCTTGATGGAGTAGGGCATCCAGCCGTCACGCATGAGAGCCTCGCGGTCTGCCTTGCGCTCTGGGCCACGGCCAGTGATGTGACCTTCAGCAGACAGTGCTGCATAGGTAGCCAGGACGGCTGATCCAAGTGTGACCTTGGCCAGGGCCATGTCGCGGTAGATGCCGCCCTTGGCCAGCTCTTCACGCCACTGCGAAGACAGCGGTGCAAACGGTGTGCGCTCGATCACCTGCAAGCCAATGTTGGCCGGTGTCTTGAAGAACGGCACAATCACTTTGAGCGCTGGGTGATTGAACACCTCTTGCAGGTTTTTCAATGCAGGTGGCAGCTCGGCAGTGAATGTGCCTTTCTGGGCAAACAGCATGGCTGCTTCGTCCAGGTCACGCGGTGGGTTCTGGAACAAGCCCTCGATCTCAAGCGATGCCTTGGCCATGGCGTCTGTCTCAGACAAGCCAGCCTCGACGCCTTCGCGGTAGACGACCTTGCCACGGCGGGTGATCTGGGTGTTGAGCTCCATGCGGTACAGCACACCCTTGAAGAACTCATCTTCGGTCATCAGTGCGCGACCAGGAATGGTCACAGCTGTGCCGTAGAAGTCCAGCGCCTTGGCCAGCCACTTGTCTTGCTCGATGCCAAACGCACCAGAGCTGATTGTGGGTTCATAACCGCCACGCTGCATCTCGATCTTGGTCATCAAGTCGCTAGGCGCGTTGTTCTTCCAGGCAGTGCTGGCCAGCTGCATGCCCTCAACAATGCCATTGCGTAGCGACTGCACCATGGTGAGCGCTTCGTCCATGCCGACCTTCTCGGCCTCAGAGCCTGGCACCAGAGACTTCCAGCTGCGCACGCCTGTTGGCAGCACGTTGCCGTACATGGCCGCGACCATGCGCTCGGGGATTTGGTACAGGCCAAACATGGTGTTGGACACAATGTTCTTGGCGTGCGACACAGGTGAGGACAGCAGGCCGTTGATGAAAGTGGTGAACCAGACATCCTTCACGCCAGACATCATCGACTTCTCGATCATGGCATTCTGAGCAGCGCGTGACTCCAGGGACAGGTAGCTGCGGGCCATGTCTTGCAATGCGCCATCGCCACCGTATTCGTCCAGCACCTGGCGAATGACCTGGGCATTGCCGTCGCGGGGAATGCGGAACACTGCCAGGGCGCGAGCTGTCTCAGTTTGGATGCCCTTGACACCCTTTTGGATCATGCCGTGGAAGGCCACCTGCTGGCGCAGCATCAGCTTGTCAGCGTCGGTGGCCATGCCAGAGTTGACCAGCTTGAACAGCTTGTCGAGCTCGTTGGCGCTGGTTTCTAAAACCTCCAGGGCTTTGTAGGTTTCGACAGCGTTGGCCATCATCTTGCCGTCGCTGCCAATCAGCCTGGTCAGGAATGATTCGCCAATGCCAGACTCTGCAGCCTTGGCTTTGATCTCATCGAACGTGACGGCTTTGGTTCTGATGTTCAGCGCATCGGCCACACCAGCCACAATGCCGGCAGCGTCTTCGGTCTGGTAGCGCGCTAAGT